CCGGCGCGGTGTCAAACTGCCCGCATCTGATGTTAAAGGGGGGTGACATAATAAATACGCAGGAATTGACATAATGAGATTGGAGATGCTTGGAAAGAGGTTATCAGAAGGTTATCATCGGCCCCATTTTCAAATTAACTTTGACGTGTCGCGCGGCGGCCAAAATGGGTGACATCCTGCCGGCACGATCGACGTTGTTTATCACAAATCCATCACTCCTCTGCTACTTGTCCCACTGGGGCCAGATCCCTATTGCAAAAACGGCAAACAACTGCAGCCTGCTTAATAGTCTCTGCACAAAACGGGCATGACTTAGTGCCTTGTATATTATATACAGGGGCGATATCAACTGCCGGTGCCTCACCGAGCGGTTTATTCCTCCCGATCGACCCGCAACTCGGGCATCTGAACTTACCCCAATACAAACACATGAATATCAACCCTGGGATCACCATAAAAAGAAAACCGATAAAAATTATGAATTGTGGAGCCCCGTGGTTGCCGATCCACGTAGCCATCCACCCCTTATAACCGCACACCATACATTCCCGCCCGGAACGGCCGTGGCTTGTAACGGCGGATTTATCGCCCGACAGGACACTACCGGGCTTGCTATATTCCTTCCGGGCATAATAAGCAGTCGCGATAACAACATACAAAACGACCATCATAACAAAGCCTTCCATAATATCACCTCACCAAGTTTTTATGCGCCTCCACCGGCGTGGATACACCACAGGAAGGATATTTATTGATTCGGCACAGTGTTATTCAACCGCCCACAACTGGAAGCTACGGCCCTTCTTTTCCCGCCTTACCTTCCCGTCTTGGCAATTTGACCAGTGCGCCAAACCTACAATATTTTCCAGCTCCGGAGGGAACCGCTTTTTGAGCTCGGATTGCAGTATACCAGGATTGTCTTTAACAAGCTGATATAAAACAGGTTTGTAACGCTCTGTTTCTTCCGAATCAAAAATCATCCTGGGAATATCGCCTATTTTCTGCGCGATCAGCCCTTGATAAATACTGTCCTTCATACTTTTTGCATGTGCAAACGCCGCATCCAACAGAATTTGGCACACAGGATAATTTTTATCATACGCGGCATTCATAGCGTGCTGGCATAGGAATTTTGTGGCTGTCCAGGGATATTCATCATCCGGTTGGTTGAGGACTTCGATATTGCCCTCTGTCAGACTTTTTGGATCTGAACCTACTCCATAGCCACACGATTTATACATAAAATCCTGGACTTCTTTCGGCTGAGAATTGTACCAATCCCAGAGGCCGTAAAAACCAAGATAACCTGACATAAACCACCTCGTTTTTATGCGCCCCTGGCGTAAATACACCACAGGAGGAACAGGAAAATGCAACCGAAACACACGATTTTGGTCATAGATGATGACATCGCCGAACTTGGCATCATGACCACCGTTTTATCTGCAGCAGGGTTCCGGGTATTAGTTGCAGAAGACGGCGAATCAGGCGTCAACTATGCCATATTTGCGCGCCCGGATCTGATCCTGTTGGATGTAATGATGCCGGGGCTCAACGGCTATGAAACGTGTGAAAAATTGCGATCGCACAAACGCACTGAAAACATCCCCATATTTTTCAAAACCTGCCTGGGAGACAAACAAACAACATATATAAAAGGCTTCCGCGCTGGGGTTGACCGCATAATTGCCAAACCATGCGACCATGACCAATTACTATTACAAATCAATTCCCGTTTAGATGCCGCTCAATCTGGGTATCTGATAAAGACTCGTTTTCAACTGCTTGCTCAATCCGTTTATCAAGAACTGCCAGCAATTCTTTTTTGCCTTCAACTGATAAATGCTTAATAAAATCAAACTGATTATACTCGGCCTGCTGAGTCCGCTGATTTCTTTGCGGTGCTTGCCGTGAGAGAATATAATTTATCACGCCTGACGCTTCATAATCCGTCATTGCATCAATATAGCTGACCGCTGCCGCCTTAACTGGTGACCGGTCAGCTTTTTTATTATCCTTGCCCTCTTCCAGATCTCCCCCAGGGACTTCCCCTATCTTATCCCCGTTTTTTTCTGATTCGGACAATGAATATTCGGCCTCGCCCAGGATCATAGGCCCTTTCCCATCCATTAACCACTCTGGTGAAATCCTATAGATTTTCTCTATTGCCAGTGCATGCAATGTAGAAATTTTGACCTTGCCGGATTCCAAATCCCTAACATTTGCCTGGCTCAAACCCAATGGAATGCCGAAATCTAGCTGGTTTAATCCGATACTGAGCCGTGCTGACTTCAGCCTTATATTTTTATCCATGTAGATTTCTCGCTTTTGTATGTAGAATTTTCTTGACATTGATGTAGAAAACTCTTATTTCTGTTGTTAACAGTTCACAACAAACAACTTCTTAAGGGTTAACCAAATGACTCAAAAAAAAGAGGAGGTCGCCACCATGTCAGCACAGGAGCGTTACCGGTTTATCCGTTCCGAATTGGTACGGAGAGGCATCACCAATAAATCCATCAGCGATGAAGCGGCTGTTTCCCGCGAATACGTCTTTATGGTACTCAGCGGCCAGCGCAAAGGCTACCGGGTCCGGCTGCTTGTCGCCCAAAAATGCCAGATCCCGGTGGAAACGTTCTGGCCGGACACCCCAATACAATACAGGGAGGCAGCATGAACATCATAACCAACCTGCAACTTGCCCAGGTTTCAAAAATGATTTTCAATTTTGGGCGAACATCACCCTCATCGCATCTGCCGCATGCCGAGCCTCTTTGTGGCACTCAACCAGTTCATCCTGGGTCAGATCTCGGCCAATTCTGCTCCGCATCACCAACTCCGCTCCATAAAGAGTGTTCAACATCGTCCAGGCTAACAACTGATCAAATTGAGCTTGTCGCATCACTCATATTCTCCTCATCGCGCAATATATCAAACTTGGTTTGAGAATAACAGTTTTTCAGGAGATGTCATGGCGAAAATAAAAACCCAGATTGACACACACATGGAAATGCTGCCCGGCCTCTTTGACAGTGCCACGGCAGAGGGGGCGCTCGACATTGACCTGGGCCTGCGGCAGAGCTTTAGCCGCGCCATGTCCACCAGCGGCAAGGACCGCTACCAGATCGCCGCCGAGATGTCGCGGCTGATGAAGACCAGCATCACCAAGGACATGCTCGACAAATACGCCGCCAGCGACCAGGGCAACGGCATGAAAGTCAACGCCCTGGCGGCCTTCTGCTTTGTCTGTAACACCTTCGAGCCCCTGCAATATGTGCTCAAACCACTCGGCAGCGATGTCCTGCGGCCCGAGGACAGCAGTGTCCTGGAATGGGCACGGTTGAAGCGCGAAAGCCGCACCATCGAACAACGGATCAAACAACTGGAATCGTCATTTTAAGGAGGTAACACAGTGGCAAAAAATTCTTACACCCGCATAGCATCAGTAGCAAAGGCCTGCGAGATAATCGCAATCGTAGCCGAGGCCAGAGAACCAATCACAGGCAATGAAGTCGCGGCCAGGGCGCAACTGCCTGCCGGCACGGTCATGTGCCTGCTTATGACTCTGGAGGACGCAGGGCTTGTCGAAGAGATGCGCGATGGTTGGCGGCTGGGCATCAAAATGGCCGTCTACTGGGCACGGATACGCTCTACGAAAGAGTTTGAGAGAGACAAATTGAACGAAGAAATCAAGACGATTGGAGGGGACGCGCGATGACACGCCATAAAGAAATAAAAGCTCATGAAGACGATCTGGCTGTATCAGAAGAGGTCTACAAACTCGCCCGGCTGCGTGCCGATAATGAACTGGCCACCATGCGCGACAACATGTTCGCAGTCCACAATGTTGGACTGGTTGCGGGCCGCGCCCAGGCTTTTGGCTCTATTAAACTTCTCTCAGAATTTCTTGAATACAAACAGCTTGCCCAGGTCATAGACAGCAAAGATTTCCTGAAAATACCGGGAGTTACCAACATTGACGACTATCTTGAAAAGCTGGGTCTTGGCAGGTCCACCGCTTTCAGTAATCTCAAAATTGCCCGCACATTAACCGCCGAAGAAGTCCAACTGCTTGGACAAGTCGGTTTCACCCGCCGCGACCTTCTCAGTTATGCCTCACTCCCCGAAGAAAAGCGCCTGGAGATCCGTGAAGGCAAGGTTATCAATATCGAATCCGCCTCACGTGAAGAGATCAAGGACGTCATCGAAGAAGTAATCGCCGAATCCCACCGCGTTAAAGAGGAAGCCGAAACGCTAATATCTGCCAAAGACAAAGTCCTCAAATCCAAAGGCGACGTCATCAACAAAATGGAACGCGAACTCAAAAAGTTCGAGAAAGACGCTGCCTCCAAAGGCCTGACACTCGACGAAGACGCCTTCCTCCAGCTCATGTCGAACAAAAGCACCTCCTTCGACGGCTACATGCTCTCCATGGACCCCGACTTTGTCATGGAGCGTGCCGGAGAAATCACCCCCCGCATGCGCGCCTGCCTCATCTCCACCCTGCACAACATGAAAATGCAGGTCCTGGCCGCCTATGACACCGCCGTCATGAACTACGGCTCCCCCGGACTCAACCCCGAAATAATGGATGAGTTCGAAGCCTGGGAAAAGGCGCAAGGGCAGCAAAGCTGAACACTCCACCCGAGGCAGGTAAACCATGTGGCAACGTGAAATGGCACTACAACTCAGGGAAGCAAAACCGGCGGACCGCAAAGGGATCATCGCCGGATACCAGGCGATGTACGGCGGCAGCGAGGCAACCATGTACCGCATAGCCAAAAAATTCGGCTTCGACCCAGGCCGCAAACCGCGCGCCGACAAAGGCATCGGCACCCTGGCCGAAGAACAGCTCGAATTCATCGCCGCCACCCTCTACAAATGCGGCCGTGAAAACAAAGGGGCCTTCATGCCCATCGAAAACGCCATGGAATTCGCCATCGACAACGGCATCATGCTCCGGGGCGAGGTATCCCTGGCCACGGTCCAGCGCCAGCTGCGCGAGCGCGCCCTCAGCAAACAGCAGCTCAACGCGCCCACGCCCCACACCGACATGCGCAGCCTCCACCCCAACCACGTCCACCTGGTCGACGTCTCCACCTGCATCCAATACTATCTCGATGACGGCGGCATGAAGATCATGCGCCAGGATGAATTCTACAAAAACAAATTCGAAAACTTCAAAAAGGTCAAAACCCCGCTCCAGCGCTACATTCTCACCGACCACTTCAGCGGCTTCATGTTTGTCCACTACTACCTGGCCGCAGGTGAAACCGCAGAAAACCTCTTCGACTTCCTCTGCCGCGCCTGGGAAACCAAACCGGAAGCAAACTTCCCCTTCCGGGGCGTCCCCTTTGCCATGCTCATGGACGGCGGCTGCCGCGCCAAGGCCAAGGCCCTGGGCGCAGGCTTCTGGGACGGCCTCGGCATCGACATCATCCCCGGCACCCCCGGCAACTCCCGCCGCCAGGGCAGCGTCGAAGTTTCTCACAACATCTGGGAAGAATGGTTCGAAACCAGGCTGCGCATCGACCCCGCCAACAACCTGGACGACCTCAACCGCAAAACGCGCGGCTTCTGCATCTGGATGAACGCCACCCGCGAACACACCCGCACCCGTATGACCCGCCTGTCCTGCTGGCTCATGATCAAAAGCGAACAACTGCGCGAACTCCCGGAACGGACCCTGCTGCATGACCTCATGAACAAACCCGAAGAAGAGCGCACCATCACCAACCACCGCATAAGCTTCGAAGGCAAGGAATTCAACCTCAAACACGCCAACATCCCGCACGGCACCAAGGTCAAGGTCATCAAAAACATCTGGAAATGGAAAGACGGCATCATCACCGTCTCCCACAACAACCAGCTTTTCGAGGCCCAGGCGATCGAGAAACTATCCGCCGAGCTGGGCGGCTTCAACGCCAACGCCGCCATCATCGGCGTCAGCTACAAAGCACAACCCGAAACTGCCACACAAAAGGCGATAAAACGGCTCGATGAACTGGCCACCGGCAGCCGCACCCCAGGCCGCGATGCCATGCCGTTCGCCGGCATGAACGCCTTTGAAGGCTTTGAAGAAAAAGTCGCCAACCTCGCCACCCTCCCCAAGCGCGGCACCCCCATGCAGCTCACCCGCTCCACCGAGGGGATCCAGTATCCCATCATGGAACTCTTCAAACGGCTCCGGGCGGCAGATATCCAGGTCACCCCCGCCATCAACCAGGCGCTGCGCGCCGAATACGGCGACACCATCAGCGCCGTCGCCATGGACACCGTCATCCGTCAATACAGCGGCCAAGCCCCACAGCACGGCCTCTCGCTGGTGGTCAACAAGTAACACACGTTTTGGCCCGAATGGGGCCAAAGGAGGTAACACACAATGGCAACCAGAGTATCCAGAGCATACACCGCAGCATTCCAGCCCCTGGCAATCAAAGACCTCTGCCTCCAATGCAGCATCAGCCAGGGCGAACTAGCCAAAGGCCTGGAGATCTCCCGGCCCCTGGTCAACCTCATCATCAACAAAGGCTACCTGCCCCCCACCCACCCCGACATCCAGGCGCAGATCGAAGCCTTCCTCACACAACCCGAATACCGGAACAGGGTGAACTACTGGCTGGAGCAGCAAGGCATCGGCCTGGCCGGGATCTGGACCCCGCTCGGCCAGGACCTGCGCGGCAGGACCGGAGTACAGCACGGCCGGAAAATATCCGCAGGCATGCGCAACATCGCGCTGATACCGGGAGACCCGGAAATATACCTATGCAAGGAGGTTGAGATGGTACACACAGACGCGCTCCGACACTTCAAAATGTTTCGCAACCCGTTTGTCGGAGATGTGGAAAAAAGCGCCGATATCTACAAATCCGACGAACACCACTACATTGAAATGGCCATGCTGGACGCGGCCAAACATGGCGGCTTCCTCGCCGTCATCGGCGAAGTCGGCAGCGGCAAAACCACCATGCGCCGCGAGGTCATGGAACAACTGAAACGCGACTCCAACGTCATGACCATCTTCCCTCAGATCATCGACAAAGGCCGGATCACCGCCGGCTCCATCTGCGACGCCATCGTCATGGACCTCTCCGAGGAAAAACCCAAGGTCAAACTGGAAGCCAAAACCCGCCAGGTGCAGAAACTGCTCATGGACCGCAGCCGCGCCGGGTACCAGGCCTGCCTGATAATAGAAGAGGCCCACGACCTCACCACCCAGACCCTCAAATACCTCAAACGGTTCTACGAACTGGAAGACGGCTACAAAAAACTGCTCGGCATCATCCTCATCGGCCAGACAGAGCTGAAACACATGTTCAACGAATCCCAGCATGTCGAGATGCGCGAAGTCATCCGCCGCGTCCAGGTTGCAGAAATCAAAGGATTGAACGGCAACCTCGCCGACTATCTCACCGTCAAATTCAAACGGGTCGGCATCAAACTGGACGACATCATGGATACGGACGCCATCGCCACCCTTGGCAAACGCCTCACCACGGACGACGGCCGAGGCAAAAAACCGGTCAGCCACGCCTACCCGCTGCTGGTCAACAACTTCACTGCCCGCGCCATGAACCTGGCCTACGAGATGGGCGAAACCCGCATCACCGCCGAAGTCGTGGAGGCGCTATGAAAGCATCCAAAAAACAGGCCATAGCCTACGTCAAGGGCAGCATCGCCCCCAGCCAGATCAAGGCAATCCACACCACCATCCACAAACTCGGCCTCGATGACGACGCCTACCGCAACATCCTCGAAACCCGCTACGGCGTGGACAGCTGCAAGCGCCTCACCTGGCGCCAGGCCGAGGAACTGCTGGCAGGGCTGAACGGCAATAACTCCCCCCAGCCCCCTCTTAATTCAAGAGGGGGAGCAAAAGCCCCTCCCCTTGGCCCAAGGGGAGGCGGGGGAGGGGTTAAGAAGTACCAGGACATGGACGGCCGTCCCGGCTTCGCCTCCGGCGCCCAGCTCCGCCTGGTGGATGCCATGTGGCACCAGGTCACCCGCGCCGAAGGCGACGAAGCCCAGGAAAAGGCCCTCGATAGTTTTTGCCGCAAGATCGCCGGGGTGGCTGGGCTGCGCATGGTCAAGGCCTGGCAGATAGAGAAGATCGTCAAGGCCCTGGAGGCCATGGGCGCGGAGAAAAAACCATGATCATCCTGATCCTGCTGGCCATAATCGGAGCCTTTTCCCTGGTGGTTGCCACCTCCCGCATGAACGAACCAAAACCAAAAAGGAGACTGAAACAATGATCCGACGCATCCTCAAACGCATAGCACAGGTTATCAAGGAAGAATTCGCCTGGTTCAAGATCCGCGTCGACCTGAAAAACCGGGTCGCGAGGTGGGCACGATGAAGCCAATACTTATCGGCCTGTTTATCCTTTGCCTGCTTAGTGTGAGCGAACGTATTTACAACCAGGTGTGTGACCGGGAACTCCGCCGGGCGGTTATAAATCGCAACATGGCAGAGCAACACTACTATGAAACGGCCACAAAACAGCAGGAGCTGGAAACAAAAACTTTAACCGGTACCGTGATCAGCACTTATGAATGGATACAGAAAAACAAAAAGGAGCCCACCCGTGGTCAGAAAGAGAATTGAAGGAACCGCCCTGCAGAACTGGGATGATGTAGACACTTGCCTCGCCGAAATCGCCGCTGCCGATCGCAACCTCACCCTGATCGAAAGCGCTGCCAACGAAAAGATCGAGGAGATCCGCAAGGCCATCAAGGAAAACTCCCAGCCGGTACTGGACAAAAAAGCCGGGCTGGAGCTGGCTATCAAGGAATACTGCGAGGCCAACCGCGCCGAATTCCAGAAGGCCAAAACCAAGACCCTCACCTTCGGCGAGGTCGGCTTCCGCCTCTCCACCCGCATCATGATCAAGCGCATCGCCGAAACGCTCCAGGCGCTCAAGGATCTGGACCTCAAGCAATGCATCCGCACCAAGGAAGAACCCGACAAAGAGGCCATGAAGGGCCTCACCGACGACACCCTGGCCGAGGTCGGCGCCAGCCGTAAAACCGAGAACACCTTTGGCTACACCCTCAACCTGGAGCGCATCAACAGCGAGGTCGGGTAAATGGCTGCCACCGTCAACAGCCTGCTCAACACCAGCGCCGACGACTGCAAGATCAGCCTGGCCTTTGTCACCGATATCAGCCTGCTGCGCCAGGCGCTGGCAGCAGCGCAGGAGCGGGGCGAAAAGACCAAGGCCAAGCACATCGCCCAGCGGATCAAACAACTGGGCGGCGCGGATCTGGCCGATCTCAAACCCTGCCCCTTTTGCGGCGGCAAGCATCTGTACTGGGATCACATGATTGTCGACAACGAAGAGCTGCACTTCCTGGTCTGCAAGGAATGCGGCTGCGAAGGCCCCACCAGCGTCCTGCGCCAGGTGGCCGGGCTTTTGTGGGAAACGCGGCAGCCAATATGAAAAAACCGCTCCTCCCCTGTCAAGGGGAGGCTGGGAGGGGTTAGCTTTTAAACAACTTTAAGGAGGATGAGATGGGCGAACTAATCAAAGAACTGGAACCGAGAACCGTCGGCGAACTGAAAGTGGCCATTGCCTTACTGCCTGATGACATGCCGGTCTCCGATTGTGTAGGGGAATTGTTGTGCCTCCGGATCTACGAGCAGGACGGCGAAAAATTCATGGAGGTGGCCTGAAATGTCCATCCCGCGCTACATGGCCCCGGCGATCAACGTCCCGAAAACCTGTGTCAACTGCCTGCACCGCCACACACAAAGCACCTTCCCCACCTGTGTGCAGTGCAACGCCCTGGCCAAGGTAGAGGACAAATTCCCGATGCACGAAACAGACGACATAGAGGAGCCTTAAACCCCTCCCCTTGAAGTAAGGGGAGGCTGGGAGGGGTTAGCTTTTGACCCGAGGAGGAACCAATGACCCGCATGCACGCAGCCAAAATAGAAGACAGCCCGCGCCTCCAGAAGGTGCGGGATTTCTTACGCCGCCAGGGCAGCGCCACCACCCGCGAGATCAGCCAGGCGTGCGACGTTTACGCCGTCAACAGCATCATCGCCGAGCTGCGGGCCAACGGCTTCACGGTAAATTGCCAGGCCGTCAAAGGCCAGCGCGGAGTATATCGGTACACACTAAACGAAGCGCCTCAAATGCCGCTGTTTGCGGGGTTAACATGAAATGCAAATGTGGCGGCCTGATGCAATTAAGGCAACTGACTATGGACACTGATGCCCACGTCTGTGTCAACTGCGGCCGGGATGATATACCCCGCAAGTCCGCCCCTGCTGATGAGCCGGACGAGATACCGGTACCGCTGCCAAAACCGGTACCGGCACCAAAACCGCCGCCAGCGGAACCGTTCCCCAAATTCGGCACCTGCCCATCGTGCCAACGTACCAACATCAGGCTAGGGCACGCCGGTAAATGCGGCCGCTGTGCCTATCGGCTGAAAAACAAAATTGACTTGGCATTGCCGAACCAAAAACCGGGCAAGGCTGCCCCCAGATCAGACGACCCGGCCCCTGCACCGATCATCACACACAAAAAGGAGAACACCATCATGGGCGCTTTCGGAACCTGTACCACCTGCCACCGCACCAACATATCATTGCAATACAAAGACACCTGTGCCCGCTGCCACAAACGCATTGCCAAAGGCAAAGACCCACTCACCGGGGAGAAAATCGGCGTGGTGGCAAAAGCGGCGGGCGCGGCAATACTGACCTATGACAAACCGATCAGCCCGATAACAACGGTCCAGCCCGCACCGGCGGCAAACGAGGCGGGCGCGGCAAGCAGCGCCCCTACACCGTTCGCACCGATAACAACGGTCCAGGCAACCATCGGGTCGCCGAATATTATCGGACGGATACCCGATCCCGGTTTCACCCTCGACGTCATGGCCGCCATAGACGAAGCCTGGCTCGGCAAACGCACCGCCATCATAACCCAACTGCAGGCCACACCAAAAACCAGTGAAAAGTTGCGCATCGCCTTCTACACCCTGGCCTCGGTCAACGCCATGGGCACCGAGGCCTGATATGGGAAAAATGAAAGAACATCCCCGGTACAACGTCCTCTCGGTCCGCGTCAGCGACTACGAGCTGCGCGAGGTGCAGGAACAGATCAAAGGCAGCCGCCAGGACTATCTCCTCCAGGCGCTCATGGAAAAAATCACCCGCGATCGCCAGGCATCGCTAGACGACCATCTGAGGCGCCTGTCTCCTCCCCTTAAGTTAAGGGGAGGCCGGGAGGGGTTAGCTTCTGGCCTGGAGGGGTTATGACTTTCCCGGTCAACACCACCGTTCAGGGCTACCCCATCCGCACCGGACCCGGCGGAGCCTACATCCCCAAAACCCTCCAGGGCATGCAGCACCTCAACGCCTGGAAACAGGAAAACGCCGGGGCTCCTGATCACTGGCTGCGGCAGGAGATCGGCAAAGGCTTCCAACAGATGCTGCTGCTCCGCCTGGACGGCGCGCCCGCCGCCGAGCTGGTCGCCATGACCGCCGAAATGTGGGTGACCCTCATCGCCCCCAACCTGGAGGAGCAGATCGACCGCCAGCGGATCAGCCGAGGGTTCACCCTGCTGCTGCGCAAAATCAAGCGCTGGCCCCAACCCGTGGAGCTGTTGGAAGTACTCCCCACCAGGATGCGCCGGCCTGCAGATCCAAAGACCACGGAAGCGCCCATCAGCGACGAAGCGCACGAGCGTGGCAAAGCAGCATTTGAAGAGATCCTGGAGAAAATGAAATGAGCGACCGCCATCTGTGCTATCTGGAATACATCGACATCGACCAGCTCCCGGAACATTATCAGGACGTGGCCCGCGCAATTGGTGTAGAAGGAATGGTGCGGCTGGCAGAGGCCTTTCCCTGCGTGCCGATCTACCTCAAGCGCGCCGACAAGATACTGAAGCAGGCCAAAGAGGCCTATGTCCTGGCCAACTTCAACGGGGCCAACCATCGCCGCCTGGCGCTGGATACCGGCCTGTCTCTGGAGCGGGTCTATCACACCCTGAAAAAGGCCCATGAAGAAAAGCAGGGATGGAAACAGGAGACCTTAATATGAAAACACTGGAAGAACAGATCGAGGAAGCGCGCCTGGCGTGCAACGCATTTTATTCGCATTTTCTCGGCCGCCCGGTGGATATGTGGGACGGCTGCCAGCCGGACGAGCAGAACGCCTGGCACACCGTGGCCGAGATTCTGACCGGCCGCCGAGACGGCAAAACCCAATGAAACTGACCACAACGTTGAATCTAATCAAAACACATAACTGCTGCCATGACGGATACCACAAACTGGTTACTCATCTCGGCGGCCTCAAAAAATACGGCGCGGATGAACCTATTGATTTAGTTATAATACTCGACTGCAATGGGGTCGGGGATTGTTTGTGGGCGTTTAGGGCCACGGCAGAACCCTCGCAGCACCTCGCCCGGCGCATCGCAGATGAAATTTCAGCTTCATTGTTGGAATTGTATGGGACATTTTCCAATTCCAACGAGGTCCGTGAGGCTATGTTTTTTGCGCGAGGATATGCCGCCTCCGCAACATGGACGGCATATGAAAGCGGCGTAACTATCTGGTCCAGGGGCACCCTCGCGGTGTCCTGGCCGGCAGAGTCCGCCAAACATGCGCGGATAATCCGTGCGTGGCTGGAATAGTGTTAACGGCAAGCATGACCCGTGACCAACGGGAAACGGTGTCTATGCGCTGGTTATGGCGCATTGGCAACCAAACTACAAAGGAGAAACACAATGTCAAACGCGTCACAGAAGGGACTCATGGATTTTTTCAGCATTGCCAACGTATGTCACGAAGCAAACCGCGCACTCTGCGCCGGACTTGGCGACAACAGCCAGTTACCGTGGGAAGATGCCCCACAGTGGCAGAGAGACAGCGCAGTAAACGGGGTACGGTTCAACGTGGAGAATCCCGCCGCTCCGGCATCCGCTTCGCATGACTCTTGGCTGGAAGAAAAACGCCTTGCCGGTTGGAAATTCGGGCCGATCAAGGACGCCGACTTGAAAGAACACCCTTGTTATGTGCCTTACGAGGAATTGCCGAAAGAGCAGCAGGCCAAAGACCATCTTTTCAAGGCAACCGTGGCGGCACTGGCTCCGCTTCTGCCTTAACTGAACGTGGCGCAGGGTCGATGCTGGCCTTGCGCCATAACGGACGGCTTCGCCCTGAACGGCGGAGCGTAGCGTAGACCGCTTCCAGGGCGGGGTTATATTTGCGAAAGGACGAACGAACATGAATCTACAAAACGTAAAGCAGGCCATGAAGGACAACAGGCTTCAATCCTCTCATGTTGACTGGCTGATTGAACAGACAGAACAGGCGCAGGACATGGAGCGTAACTACACGCACCAATTGGGCGAGATGGCTCGACACTGTAGCGCGGTAATACCGTGGCTGGTGGAGGCTGTGGATGATGATATCATCTCGCGACTTCCGGGAAAAATCCGCGAAGGGATTGACGAGATCACAGATTATGTCGATGCCGTGCGTCCTGGCGAGGGTGAGAAGGAAACGAAATGGGGTGTCCATATTATCGGCCCTGATGACATTCATCCGTGCAGAGGAGAATTTGACGCACTCAGAAAGGCGAACCAGCACAATATCTCATTCGCCAAGCTGATGGCGGATGATTCGTCACCCAACGATCCGTACTGCGTTGCGGTGGCAGAGCAAATATAACGGCTTGAACACAGCGGCTTGACCGCTGCTGTGTTTGGTTATGATTCGTTTGGCTGGGAATCTACAGGAGGCGTCATGATTGAGTTTTGTAAATGTGGAGCTTCTACAAGTGTGCGGTCATGCTACTCCACCAGCACGGGGCATGGTTACAGAATCAGGTGCAATGCTGGCCATCCTGGACCATGGGCTGTGACTATTAATGGAGCGACAAGGGTTTGGAATCAGTTGCAAAAGTCGCCACTAACACTGGAACAGGCAGATCAGGCTATGGGAATTGGTTTCACGGTAAAGGAGGCGATCCGGCTTTATGAAAATGCACATGTACGTTAAGACAACGGTGGTTCGCAGTCCTCAGTGGATGGGCGATAAACATTGGAGATACCATGTTACGGCCTGCGGGTTGATGCGGGAAGCTGATGATTTCCATATTGATGCAGCCAAGACACAAACCGAAGTGACCTGTGCCAAATGCATGAAGCAACATCAAGGATCATAACGGGTCTGTGAATGACCGGCTTGTTGCTCATGGCCGGGAGAATATGAGACACAAAAGTGGAGGTTGATTGTCATGGATGATGCACAAAAGGGGGGGCCGGTCGATTCACTGGTTAAACCCCATCGTTGGAAATTCTACACAGGCAAAAAAGTATGGGTGTGGGTTAGGACAAGAAAAGGCGTTGATGTTGAAAAGAAGGTGTTGCCTGCTGGATTTCTTTGGGGTGATCTGACTCAACAAAATACGGTTTTTTATGAGCAGATGTTCTGGCGGTTTTATCGGATAGAGGTTTAACGGCTTGAGTACAGCAGCGGGCTTCATCGCCTGCTGGACAGCGCTTGTTATGCTAGATTTTAGGGGGGCAGCATGTACCGAGTTCACAAAAATTGCAGGATTGCTTATGGAGTAACCCGTACTGTGCTGCTGATTGGCCCGTGGGCGTTCAAGTTCCCTTCAATGGTGGAATGGCGGCTGTTCCTTCTAGGTCTACTAGCCAACATGCAGGAAGCCTCATTTTCTAAAATGGGATTGCCCGAGCTATGTCCGGTGTTGTGGTCGATCCCCGGCGGGTGGCTGGTGGTAATGAGGCGGGCGCGAGAACTAACACGACAGGAGTTTGATCAGATAGACCTTGAAGCTTGGCTAGATCGCGGCGACTATATAATCCCGGCTGAACCAAAAATGGATTCTTTCGGTTGGATTGGCGAACAGTTGGTAGCGGTGGATTATGGGAATTAGCATAACGGCTTGAGGGTCTGCCGGACCACGGCAGCACCCGATGGTTAGATTACGAAAGGGGAGTCGATGGAAGCACGTTGTCAATGTGGCTGGACAGGGAAACCGGAGGATCGAAAGGTCCAATGGGGTAAGCGGTCATACTGCCCTATCTGTGGATCATACGCACCGATTAAACGGGAAATTTGTCCTTGGTGTGATGGATATATGCTTCCAAGCGGATCAGGTGATTTGCAGTGTGGTGAATGTTTCATGACTCGAAAGGAGCGATAGTATGGGATGCAAGTGCAAAGTATTTGTTTGCCCGGTAGATCAAGATGAAATGAAGGAGTGTGGGGAGCCTGAACTTATCCCAGGTGTCTGTTACGACCACACATATCTTTGCCCGGTTTGTCACCAAGAACCGACATATCCAGCAGAGATACCTTGCAGCAAATGTGCAGGAGTAATCTAACGGCTGG